TTGCTGAGATTGGCAAGGCTGTCGTATCTCCTTTCTCGTTGTTTGACATTGACGAGCTATACGACGAAAGCTCGGTAACGCTGGCCGAACTGGACCGCATGATCCAGACAGACGGCCAGGCGCAGTCACTGTATCGTATCCTGACCATGCCCATACGGGCGGGTGAGCTAAGGGTAAAGCCAACTGACGGCGGGGTCAACGAGGCTGCCTTTATCCATGCTCAACTGGTAAACCCCCCAGAACTAGGGGGTATGACGACGCCGTGGGCAGGGGTGATCCAGAACATTGCCAAGTACATTCTCGATGGCGCGGAAGTGCTCGAGAAGGTGCATGAGGTCCGCAACGGGCATTGGGTGCTGCGCAAGCTAGCCCCCAGACCTCGTAACTCCATTGTCATCAACATGGATGCCAAGGGTGGCTTCGCGGGTGTTGACCAGGTACTTCCTTCAGGTACCGTACACATCCCGACCCACAAGTGCGTCCTGTTTGTCAATGGCAAGGAGTTCAACCCGCTGTACGGGCGCAGCATGATGTTACCCGCGTATGGGCATTATGAGATGAAGCACAAGCTATACTACATCTCACATCTTGCCTACGCATTGAACGCGATTCCCATTAGGGAAGGCAGTATCCCGCCAGGGGCTATGGATAGCGAGCGGCGAGCGTTCCAGAATGCACTCGATAACGTTGGCGTGAATACCAGCATTATCGTGCCAGAAGGTTACGGCATGGAGATTCATGAGACTCGGCAGGTGGCAGACAGTATGCCCCTGATCGACCACCATGACATCGAGATGGGTAAGGCCGTTCTGGGCCAGATCATTAACATGGGTACTACTGTGTCGGGCGGCAGTTACTCTCTGGGCCAGACACAGCTGGAAATGCTATTGCTCGCTCTGCAAACCCTGCGCGAGGATATTGCTCAGGTCATCAACAGCTACGTCATCCCCGAGCTAATCGACTGGAATTTCAGTAGTAAGAGGTACCCTCAGCTCAGGCTGTTGCCACCTGCAACAGACATGAAGGCACTGAGCAAAGAGGTCTTCCAGCATATCAGTGCTGCCCGCCAGGTGAATACCACTGCGGAGTTCTGGCTGAAACTAGAGCGCAAGATGGCAGAGATGCTCGGGTTTGAAGACGAGATCGACTACGATAAGAAAGAAGCCGAGATGCTGGCGAGCATTGAGGAGCGACAGCAAGCGCAGTCTGGCGTATCGCAGGTCAAGGTTGCAGAGAAACAGGCAGATACCGCAGAAAAGGCTCAGAAAGATTCCGCCAAGATTGCAGAGAAACAGGCCGCAACCGCCGAGAAGGTGGCGAACAAGCCAACACCGCCGCCGGTTGTTGCTCCCGTTGGCGCTCGGCGACAGCCTACACGGCCAGCCCAGACCAGGAAGTAGTATATGCCCTGGAGTAAGAAAAACATCCCAGGACCAGCGAAGAACTGGTCCCCGGCTGCCCAAGCGGTTTGTATCAGGGTAGCCAATGCCACACTTAAGAACGGAGGGTCCGATACAGATGCGATTCGGGCGTGCATTGGTGCCGTGAAGCGGTCTCATCCTGGTACCATCAAAACACCCAAGAGAGACTGGAAGGGCCGGAAGCACGACGACGTATCCGCTCTGGCCTTTACCGCAGGGTTCTACGCATTACCCAAGATTGAATTGGAGGAGGGCGAAAGCAGCGTTAGCACGCTACAGGTACTCCCGCAAGGCAAGTTCAAGCACCCCTGGTATGGTGACCTCGATTTCTCCGAACCCAGGCTCCGCACAATGCAACGAAACTTCGACAGGAAGGTGCTTGGCATCGATGTCATGGTTGACGAGGGCCATGACCGTTCGAAGGCTCTAGGGTGGTTCAAAGGACTCAAGCATCGCAACAGGCACGTTATCAATGGCGTCGAGTACGCTGGCTTGTTTGCGGAGATTGAGTGGAACGACCTGGGTCGTGACTTGCTGGAACGTGACATCTACAGGTACTTTAGCGCTGAGGTCGGTAGCTACACCGATGCCACAGGCAAGAAGTACACAGACGTTGTATTCGGTGGCGGTCTAACGAACCGTCCGTTCTTCAAGCAAATGCCAGCCGTGCAGTTTGAAGATGGCACTGCTGACGACCGTTTCTTGATTGGGTTGTTTGACGACCGTGATTGGTCGTTTAGCGATGTCGAAGAGGATGATGAGGAAGACGATGGAAAGACGTTTTTCTCGGGATACTCTAGCGCCGAGCCTGATCCAGATGAAGACGAAGAAGACGACGACGATGAAGAAGAAGACGAGGACGAGGCAAAAGACGTGAAGTTTTCTGATCTGATTGCGAAGCTCAACAAGGAATACAGTCTGGTGTTGAGCGATTCCAACGAGACTGAAGTTGCTGAGGCTATCGAGCATGCCTTCAGCAGCCAGGCGGCTCTTGTCAAGGTGCGCAAGGCATTTTCGGACGCTGGCTTCAAGTTCGATTCAAATTCGGACATCGCTGGTGTTGTTCTGGCGGGGTATAACGCCTTGAAGACACAGAACACCGAGAACGCTGAGGCCATCAAAGAGATTCGCAAAGAGCTTGACGATACCAGGGCGTCTACAGCTGTTGACAAGCTGATCGAAGCTGGCAAGGTAGCTCCTGCGAAGCGCGACCAGTACATTCGGCTGTACGGCACCAACAACGAGCTGTTCGAAGACCTGACCAAGGATCTGACTCCGACCCTGGTGGTTGGTGAGATCGGCGGGGATGGCACTCCTCTGGAACCAGGACACGGTAGCGCCGAGGCATTCAAGGATACTACCAAGGCCACCGAGGAAGCGGACCGCTACATGAATCTGGTTCCGGTTCTCGAAGACCGTCTCGCGGCGAGGAAGAAGTAAACGATGCCAGTTTCTCCTATCCCTGGCGGCAACACCCGTTCCTACGGTTCGGTTAGCAGCGTTGCCATTGTCAACCCTGTTGAGATTCTGCGCAGCCAGGCTCTCATGTGCAGGATCTCGGGGTTCGCTAGCGTGGCCCCCGCGACGGCCAACATCGTTCCTGGCATGGGTCTGATCAAGGACGCTACTTCGGGTCGTTACCGTCCAGTCAACCCTGCCACGGAAGCCGCTGAGCTTGTGGCTGCAAACTATGTCTACACCAGTGCCACCGAAGAGCAGGTGTGTGACTGCTACCTCACGGGTATCTTCAAGTATTCGGAGTTGATCAAGCTGTACACAGCACCGCAGATCGCGACTGTGTTTGTTGGCAGCAAGGTTCGCCCGAATCTTGACGCTGTTATCGTGACGGGGTAAGGTACGATGCCAGAGATCAGCCTGCTTCAGCCGACGGTCCTCAACGGCTTCGTGCGTCGCAAGCCGTTTCCCCAGAACATGCTTGGACTCACCATCATGGGTGCCCGCACGGGCTACCCGTTCCCCAATTGGGCGTACGATATCGTCCAGGGGAACCAGCTCATGTCCAAGCCGAACGTGCCCAACCAGGAAGCCCACATTCGACCACAGCGTGGCGTCGGGCAGGTAGCTGGTTCGTTCATCTACATGCGTGACAAGAAGGTCTTCACGCCAACCGCTATCCACTGGCTGCGCACCCCTGGCGAGATGGCTCGCAGTGCGGCAGAGGCCAAGGTTGCTGAAGAGGTTGCGGACCTGGACGATGCTATCGAACGCTTCGTCGAGTGGTCCGTGTGGCAGATGCTCCTGACGGGCACTCTGGTGGTGAATAGGCCCGATGCACCTAGGGTCAACGTCAACTACCAGATCCCGTCGGACCATCTGTTCACGCCTTCCCCGCTGTGGACGGATCTCGCGAACAGCAACATCCTGGCGAACCTCAATGCGTGGCGGCTGAAGATTCTCACCGACAGCAATACCACTGTTCGGCGCGTCTTCCTCAACAGCACCACCATGTACGCTACGGTGTTTGCGAACCAGAAGATCCAGAACATGCTCAGCAACGAGATGAAGGATAACTTCCTCAAGACGGGCATTATTCAGGGTCTGGGCGGCGTCGATTGGGTGATGTACGACAACACCTATACCGACGATTGGACGGTTCCGGGTACCCCGAGCACGCAGATGTTCATCCCGAACAACAAGGTTCTCTTGCTTGCCGAGGACCGAAGTGCTTACGGTATCATGGAGGGGCCAACCGCTGACGACGAGGCACCTGCGAACAACACTGGCAAGTACACCAAGTCCTGGAAGGAAAAGGATCCCAGCACGCGGGTGGTTCTCGAAGAGTACCCGTTCATTCCGATCCTTCCCAAGCCCGACAACGTCGGCATTGCGACGGTAGGTTAGTCATGGCAGAAGCAACAGAGAACGAAGTGGAGTACGCCGACTACTACCAGTGCACGGCTGGTTTCACGGTTGGCGTCAATGTCTGTGCCGAGGGCGAGGTTCTTGAAGGCAGCGCGATGGGCTTCTCGGAGTCCAACCCGCCGCTGTCCGAAGAGGACCAGCTCAAGCAGTACGGCCAGGTGATGTACAAGGAATACGAGCCAGAGGAAGACGAAGATCTGGTTCCTATTCAACACGTCTCGCG